ACTTTGCCTTGTCCGTAGTAATAAGTATCAGCCATTGTCTTGCTCCTTTTTTAAACGGGCAGGGATTTTTTGGATAACCCCGCAGCGCAATAAAAACTGTGCCTCGGCACGGGTGACGGCAATCACTTGCCCTTTTTGGCAAGGCTTGCCTTGGTGACTATGGGTGTCGGTGTTAACGGTCACTTGGACGCGACCCGCCGCACCCTCTCCCCCGGCTCCTCTCCCATCAATGGGAGAGGGGAGCCTGTCCCCCTCTCCCGCTTGCGGGGGAGGGCTGGGGAGGGGGGCTTTTTTTCGTGCACTCATGATTTCTCCCTCGGCCAGAAAAAGCGGGCGGTAAACAGCAAGGGGCTTATCAGCCAGTCGTTTTCAAACACCACCGGCAGGCGGGTACTGGTGCGTTCCAGCGGCGAGCAGGCCGGTTCTTTCTGCCCCGCGTTTTCGGGTATCCAGCCGGTTAAGGCGTTAATCAACTTGCCGAGTAGCGGCCCGGCCTGCCCTTGTTTCGGGTAGGCAATGGCAAGCACCGCTGCCCAGTGCTGTTTGACCGGATGCTTGGCGCGTGCGCCGTCGGTGATGTCCTCGCCCAGGTAGATAATCCACACCGACGGACTGGCAGCGGTGTTGTCTTGCGCTTCGGCGAGACTGGCCGCGCTGCCGATATGGGCAAGGCCGGGCACGCAGGCTTTAACGCGCTCGATTAACAGCGGCTGCAAAAACAGGTAATCGTCCATCAGTAACGTACTCCCCAGTCGTTGCGGCCGCTGCTGATTTGTACCGTGTCACCGGCCTTGATAACCGCACCGCCTTGGCTAAGCCCCAAGCTCAAGGTGCCTTTGGCAATCGCGCTCAGTACGCGGCGCTCGCTGTCGGCGGCGAGCAAGGCCGGATGGTCTTTACCTTCTTTGGGATGCACGTGCAGATGGGCATAAGCCAGTTTGCAGGCAATGCGCTTGAGCACACGCGGCACGGCGGGCAGCGGCAGGCCGTAGCGGCCTTCCAGATAGAGGTTAATCTCATCGCTGGCACCTTCAATGGCTCGGGCCATCACGGCGCTGTCAATCGTGCTTTGCGGTTTATTCGTGCGGTCGGTCAGGGTGATTAACGCGCTCTGCCCGTACTGCTCAATCAAGTCCGCTTCAGTGCAATAGCTCATGCTTTAAATCCTCTGCCTGCCGTACCACCCTCTCCCTCGTCCCCTCGCAGCACCCTCTCCTGCCCCTGTCGGGGCACCCTCTCCCGCAAGCGGGCGAGGGGCAGCGGGGCATTGCCCTGCGGGCAGCTTGGTTTGCCTCGGGAGAGGGGCTAAGGGAGAGGGCAAGCCGTTAGTTCAGCCAGGCGCAGTCCAAGACCTTGACCAATTCAAAGTTCGGGTTGTCCGCGCCGCTGGCAAGGCGCGAGACACCGACCACTTCCTTGGCTGCCCCGCGCAACGGGGTGGGTACGACGAGCAGGCTCGGGCGGATATTGAGCGGCCTGCCACCGTCGGCTTTGAGCTTGCGCATGCCGTCGTAGACTTTCTCGAAGTTGGTTTTGTTTAAGGGTTCGGTCGAACGCGCCGCCATCTGCCAAAAACCAAAACCGACGTTGCAGCGCACGCGAATGCCATAGCGGTATTCGTCGGTCATAAAGACCTTTTCATCATCGGCATTGGTCATCGCGGTAAATTCCGGCGCGAGGCGTTCCTGATAAATCAGCGGCTTGAGACTGCGTGTGGTATCGAGCAAATACCAAGGCGCGACGGCATCGGTGGCTTTGGCGGGCGTATAGAGATTGCTCGCATCACTGGGCGTACCGGTGCCGTCGGTATTGGGATACAGCGGATGCTTGGTATCGAAGAAGTTTTTGTCGTCGTAGCAGACCGTGCTGTGACCGGCAGCGAGCAGGCCAAACACCAATTCATCGGGAAACACCGCCGCCGCGTAGCCTTGCTCGGCAAAGCGCATCGGGTAGACGCTTAAGTTGTCGTCTTCAATATCGGTACGCGCCACGCCGACGGTGTTTTCGTACTTTTTATTGATAAGTTGGTAGCCGTGCGCGGCCATGTCGCGCACTTGCCGCTCGCCTATCCATTCACGAAAGTGCGGCCACTGGCCGAGCCAGGCGTAGGTATTGCTGGTGGATTTTGAGGCGACGCGGGTCGCCACCTCTTGCCACACCGAGGGTGCTTTGGCCAGCGCGTCCTGATAGACCTTTTCAAAGCCGGTGTTAAGCGCTTTGATTAAATCGGGTTTGATAACGGCCATGTCTTAGGCTCCTTGTTTGGCTTTGGCAAAGTCGGCCACGGAAAGGCCAATCAGTTCAGCGGCTTTGCGCTCATCGGCGGAAAGGTTCAAGCCGTCAGCAGGGGGCGGATTGGCCGCTTGCAGGCGGGTCAGCGCGGCCAACGGTGCGGCTTGGTTTAAAAACGCTTCCAATCCGGCGCGGTCTTGTTGCCCGTAGGCACGCGCCCAGCCTTCCATCGCGGGCAGCAGGCGACCATCGGCCAGTGCCTCGCCGACTAACTTGTCCACCGCGCTGCCGCTCACTTGCATCGATAGCGCGGCGACCTTTTCGGCCAGGTCTTTCACCGCCTCCATCGGCACAAACTGGGCCGGGTCAGGGTTATGGCTCCCCTCGCCCGCTGGCGGGAGAGGGGGCGGGGGAGAGGGCAGGCGATTGCACGCGGCCAAAAGTTGCGCCTCGTCCGTCACCTTAAGCGCCTTTTTCAGCGCCGCGAGCAGTTGGCTTTGCGCCGCCTGCTGCGCTTTCAGTTGATTTAACGCGGCGATTGCCGCAGCCTCGTCTGCGTCTTCTTTAAGACCGAGCGCGGCCCGTAGGGTTTTGTCCATCGTCGTATCCTCAGGGCGCTTGCCCTTGTCCAAAAAGCCAAAACAAGCGGCAGCCAGTTGCTCAAGCCGCGCCAAAGGTTCCATGCCGTCGAGCGCTGGGGTATTGGTCAGTGCGCCCATCTCGATTTGCAGCACCTGCCCGCTTTTCGGGTCATAGCTAAAGACCGGCGAGAAGTAGCGGTACTCGCCCGCTAAAATCAGCGCTCTGGCGCGTTCGGTTAAAAACGCCTGCCCCCACAGCCCGCTGCCTTCGCGCCACTCAAAATCCAAAAACCAACCGGCGGCAGGGGCGGGCTGGCCGTTTTCGTGTTTGTTTAAGGTCTGGTGTTCGTAGTCGATAACCGCCAGCGTTTGCCGCGCTTTGCTGCGGGCTATCACGTCCGCAGCGGTTGTGTCATCGATAGTCCAGTGCGGCACGTCCATCGCGCGGCCATCGACCGGCTTAAATGCCCCACTCGGCAACAGTTGCAGCCAAGCCGTGCTGTCTTCGGCGAGCGGCAGGACAAAGGCACAGGCGGCCAGCGCGATACCTGCCCTCTCCCCCGCCCCCTCTCCCGCACGCGGGCGAAGGGAGACAAGCGGTACACGGCTTTGCACCCCTCGCCCACTCAGCGGGAGAGGGGCTGGGGGAGAGGGTGCGGCGACGGGCGCGTTGGTTAAAGGTTTCATGCGCCCATCTTCGGGCGCGGGATGTTTGGGCAGGTGCTGAAGCGCTTCAGCACACCGATTTTGGGGTAAAACGGCTAAAAAGCGGCGGATGCTGGCCGGTTAGGCAAGTGGTCTATCCAGATACGCCCGTAAGGTGCGTTAGATAGGCGTTAGAATTGGCGCAACGCCTTTGCTTGAACCTTGCTAGCGGGCAATCCAAGGGCAACGCGCTACGGGCAAAATAAACGCCTTTTAGCGCAAATCCGCCAAAACCCGATTGACCGTCTTTAATACCGCCTCGCGCACGCTGCCTGTTAGCTGCCTGTCCTCGCCAATCGGCAGATAAGGCCGAGCCGGTATCTCGACACTTTTATTACGCCCGGCCAGCCCGCCCAATTGGTGGATGGCGGCATAGGCCAAATTCGTGCCTACGGCCGCTTCGTCCTTGCTGTGACGGGTGACTATCGAACGTGATAGCGCATTGGTCACGCGCAATATCGGGTGCGCCCCGTGGCCGCTGGCCTCGCGGGCAGCGACCGTAGCCGGAGCGAGCGCTGGCCACTCGGGGCCTTCGTCGATAAAGGCTTCCTTGGTGGCGCTCAGCAGTTCATGGGCAATGCTCGCCATCAGCGGGCGGCTGTCGTTGAGACGGGACAGCGTCTTGACCAGGGCGCGGCGCAGGTCGCTGTCGTTTAACTCAATATCAAAAGCGTTGGTCATGGCGGCAATTCTCGCTATAGTGACGCAGTGGATGCAGTTGTACCCGAGATGTGGTCAAGGGCACACAGATTTAGCGCTTGCGCTAAGCCGGGCGCAGGGTTGATAGCTTCAACGCTTGCGCCGTGTGGTATATGGTTCGATGCCATTCACGCGCTCACGATTTAACGCACCCTTTTAACGTTTGGGTGCATGATGGTGGAATGCGCTGCTTTAGCTTTAATCCGAAAAACCGTTGACGCATCCTCTACTACCTGTCCATAAAGCCTGCCGTCGGCACGACTTGGCCGCACCGCTACTTTGAAAAAATCGCCGCTGCC